TCCCATATCTGTCTTGAGGAGAATGTCATGATGCCATTGCCATTCAGGAGCTTCATACAGTTCATGTAGAGGTTTAAGATGTCTAACTGGAATCCCAGCGGCCTTAAGTCGTCTAAATATTAAACTGCCATGATTACTCTCTAAGAAGGAAATCTTTGGAAAGATATCTCTCAGTTCTGCCATCTCATCTATAGCTTTATTTAATTCATCTCCTGGGCTTAGGAGTTCTGCTACGGAGTTATGAAATGAAATTGCATGACCGTCAACCTCATCACCTAAATTTAGAATAATGTCTGGGCTTGCTTCATCTTTAATTTGCTTAAGGAATTTATAAGCATCAGGGTGTGAGTAAGGGGCGTGTAGGTCGGGGATAATGAGGACTGACTTTCCTCTCGCATCAATAGTAAACATAGCCATCCTTGGTTTATTTCGGTCGATTATCTCCACTCATTAAGTCGTCGTGACTGTCGGAGATTTCTGCTCCTGTAGGAGTTTTTTTAATCCACTCTTTAATATACTTTATATATCTTTGAACTCTAACTTTACTATTGGCAGCTCTACCTGCGAACCACCCTACTATATTAATTACTGCAGTTATTACGGCTGTCCACATGTCAATTCCTTATGATTGTTTGTTCATATCCAGAAGTGTACATATAATGATTCTCTCCATCACTGTTAGTGAACCTATAGTCACACTCTCTACCTGCGATTTTAAATCTAAATACTTTGCCTTGTTCTGCTGTATCTATTTTACAACTTTCTTTCTTTGATTGTTTTAATCTAACGACTCTATCAAATTCTATTCTCTGATACAGTCCTTTTAAAGCGTGACATACTGATACCCCGTGATGGTTTCTTATCTTACCATTACAAAACATCTTAGCTTTTTGTTTATGAACACCTTGATCAATCCATATAATAGCCTGGGCGTGACGTTCTCTTTTCTTATCGAATGTAGAGAATCTAATAAAACTACAACCCTGTTTAATCTCTTCTTTAGAACTTATGAACTCTATTTTTTCCTTCTTACCTGCATCATGAATCTTCATCTGTCTATGACAAGTATTTATAAGTAAGGTAGTCATTCTACCTGGAGACTTTATCTTAATATTGTATTTACTTCTTGAACTAGCTACTCCCATACCTTTATGCCAGTAACCATTTATCTTAACGTCTAGGTCATGAACGTAGTAAACTTCAGGGTCTAGTATCTGTCCGCCTGTAGAACAACCGCTAAGCACCAATAATAAATATAAGTAGTATCTTTCTAGTTTCATCGTTCTCCATAAAGGCTAAGAGTGCTAGAAGGATTAGGGCTCTTATCCAGAACCCTAATCTTTTGTAGAAGGGTTTATCCTTCTTGGCCATCAATCTTATCGACTAATTTTTTACCTTCAATTTCAGCTAGAGGTCTAATAGCTCCCCATAAAACAGTAACTAGTGCTTGTTTCTTTGCAAGCTCGTCACCAATTTTAAGGCCTACATTTAACATCTGTCCTGCGAATTCTTCTAAATGGTCCAGACCTTCTGACTTTAAAATTTCCTTGATAGTCATATACCCTCCTATAGAGTTTCGAGATAGTCATTTATCTCTTTTAAAACGTAATCCTTAAACTCTTGAGTGATGATCACTCCATCTGGCTTGATCTTATAGATCTTTTTTCTAGCCCTTTTGATGTTCCCTTCTAAAAGGTTATACTTAATGCTACTGAATTGTTGGGCCATTTGCAATTCTTGCCCCTCTGACAACCCCTTTTCAGAATTTAGAACCTTTATGGAGGCGTAAATTTCCATACCAAACTGTATTTTAGCTAACTGTTTTTTAACATCTTTCTTAAATTTATTACGTTTGTTTTCTTTGTTCTTTCTTTTCAACCTTTTATTACTATTTAAAAGAAGCTTACCTTTCTTAATCTCATAGTCTAGTGGGTTGAAATTCTTAGGGGTTTTTATACACCCCTTACATTTTTTCTGATGGTATTTATATATACCTTTTTTAAACTCGCTCTTCTTTATATAAAAAGCGTTACATATAAAAGGCATTAAAAGTAATACTAGAAACTTATTCATATCCTATCCCCTATTTTATTTTAGTTATCTTTATTTCTGAGTAATACTCAGACTCTCCCGCTATATTCATAGCTTGTCCTAGACCACTGGTAGCCCTGGTTAGTTGAGTATAGTGTCTAAGTTCAAAGGTCTTAGGAGACTCTATAGTTATTTGTCCCTCTAAAAATGAAGGTCCATCTGATAAAGTACCTGTACCAGCCTCATTAGAGTTGTTACCAAATAGAACATCTACTGAATCAGTAACACTAAATATCTTTAGCCTAGTTTTATCTACACCAAATTGTTGGGCCTTAGCTTTAATTATATAAGTACCTTTCTTTAAGATTGTAAACTGATTAGAGCTTATAGAAGCCAGAGATGTATCTCCCTCTACAACATTAAGATCTCTAGTTACATAGGTGTTTGCTACAGCGTCACCTCCGTTAACACCTTGAGGCTTAACATCCTTCAAGAAAACAACTGGAACAGGAGGTATTAAAGAGAAGAAAAAATTCTCTGAAGTCCAGCCAACAATAGGTACTGAAGCGTTGATATGATAAGTAATAGCCGCAGCCCCTATGTTCTCATTAGCATTGTCAACTTTTTGGCCTACATAATCTGATAAATAGACATGAGTAGCGTCATATACATATACTAGACCTATATTGGTGGTACCATTTACTTCTGAAGTGTATGTACCTACTACAGTTCCAAAGTTTGTATTGGTTGTAGAAGTATCTGATAGCACTTTAGTTAAATCAATGTTCAAGCCTGTAACAGGTATTTTAAAACCATATAGACCTGAACCATTATTGGCTCCAATATTACTATCGTGAGTATACTCTATTTGGAAATCTAAGCTATCTCCCACTCTTCTATATCTCGATACATCATATATTGGGGCAGTTGCTTTAGTAGGAGGTGTTGGACTAGCCGTTAGTTCTAAGGGCTCACCTACTATCCAATCGAACATATTAGATTCAGAAGGAAGTGCTGCAAACTGAGAGCTGGATTTATTATCTTGATCTCCCTTATTACAATCAAAACTAATATTAGATATAGACCCAGATCCTCCTGAGTTTCTAGCAAAGAAAGCTAAGTTAGTAACCGTCGATCCAGTATAGTTAAAGTATACAGTTCTATCCGAACCAGTGTTAGTAGAAGTGGCTACACATACAGGTACTTCAGTTAGATTTAAGAAAGTAATATCGCAGTTATACCCTGATGAAGTAGTCGCACAAGTTAGAGGTAAGTTAGTAGGAAAGGTTTCCAATATAGTGCCGGCACTATTTATAGATGCCCCAAAAGAATTGTTTGCATCTAGTTGGACGTTAACAAAAAGATCTGTAGTACCTATATAATTATCTATCAAGATAGTCTCAGTATCTATAGCTCCATTGTTTAAGTGGATACCTAAGTTAATGTTTCTAATTAAAGTATCAGTATCATATACGAATAGGTATTCTTTAAGAGGTGTATTCGGTAGAATAGTTTGAGCCTCTAGTACCATACTATTTGTTTCATCAAATAATACTAGGTCAAAATTAATTGCAAAGTTACTAGCATCGATAAGAACTTTATATACTACCTTACCTTGTAGTATCTCTCTTTCTTTAAGAACATGGGATCCTAAGTTTATCCAATCTCCAGCACTAGCTGCTCCTGCAGTATACTTAAGAGATTTACTTGCAGCTAAAGGGGCTGTCTCTTCTAATTCTAAGGTACCTCCAAAGGTACCAGCAACAAAGTAATTTGCAGGGTCTTGTCCTGTTTGAAGATTTGTAGGACTAGTTAATTCGAAATCTTCTACAATAAAAGCAGCTACATCTCCAGCTCCTCCTCCTAAAAGGTTTTGTAGTTTAACTTTCTTCCTATTGAAACTATCTTCACTATCTTCAATTAGTACAATGTCATCTACTACTGGCTCAAGTTTCTCAACATAATTAGTTTCCCAGTCAGAAGCAGTGACTACTAATTGCTCAACATCTAATACATTTCCTAGGCCAATATCTAAGTTATCTAATACAACATCTCCTGTCTGAGTATTAACAGAAGTAACAGCATCTGAGCTATCCCACTTCTCCCATACAGTTCCGTTGTTAACTACTCTATCATTTACTTCAAAAGCAATTGGACCTGCACCGAAATCAATCGAACCAGCAACATTAACTCTATACCAGAAGTTCTCTACGTTAGTATCTGTATTATCTAAGGCAGGACTGTTAGCAGTACCGTCCCAACCACCTTGATAAATTAATAAGTCAGTGCTGAATTGAGTTAGAGGTATCTTACCATTAGCATCTAATGTAGCTAAACCGTTAGCAGCTCCAATAGAACTTGTAATAGCTGTTACGTTAGCTGTATTAGTTACAATATCTGCAGCATTGTCAGAGATATCACTTGTGTTTGTATTAATATTACCTAAGTTAGTAGCGATATTTGAAGAGTTGGTACTAATAGAAGATGCGTTAGCTGCAATAGAAGTTTGATTCGTTCCAATATTAGAAGTGTTGGTAGTTATGTTTGTTTGGTTAGTAGCGATATCTGTTTCATTAGTAGATATCCTAGCAACGGCTGCATCAAACTGGGCTTGTACATTACTGGTAAGACCTACTAAGTAGTCATTAGGATCTACCATCTTAATCATTGTACCTGCTAAAACCTCATCAGCAATATTAGTTGTACCTGATGTATGGTCAACTAAAGCTTTATAGAAATCTGTACCGTCGAATACAATTGTATCCGCTGTATAAGCAGCACTTACTTCCCACTCTCCAATACCTCCGCCACCTGATTGGATGGTAGGGTAATTAGCAAAAGAGCTAAAAGATAGTACCAATAAAAGTAGTAATAACTTTTTCATTTAGACCTCATCATTAATGTTTTAATATCTTTTCGTACTTCTTTAACATCGCTTTTAATTTCTATAACCATGTCTTTCATAAAGACTTCTTTCTCTTTAAGAGCTACTACTTCGTTGTTAGCAGTCCATACGATCATACATATGAAACCAAACGTAGTCATAGCGAAACTATAAACTAGAAAATCTATTGTCTTATTCTTCTTTTGCATAACTGGCCCACCCGAAAAAAGTTACAAATCCATAATAGGCTACGGCTTGTAGTCCTCTTAATAGATTCCATTTTGATTTACTAAGCATATCTAAAAAGAATAACCAATCTGCTTTAGATTTACTATCCTCTTTTTTAATATAAGAGACATCATGCCACATACATTGTTCATTAAAGTATCCGCTAAACATAGGCTTTAGCCAATCTGGAAACCAATAAGGGCCACAGTAATAGTACTTCCTTTCCTTACTCATCTGTATCCTTTGGTAATTCATATAGGCCCATCTGATATTTGATTGCATTTTTAACAGCAATCTTAGTTGTAGGATCATCCACTCTTGGAAGTTCTGCGTTTAATATACCTTGAATAGAGCCAACCATTTGAGCTTGTTCAATAGGTAGTGTTGAAAGATCTATAGCTAGAGTAGCATCTATATCATTAGCAAAATCCATTGAACCTGTTCGTACATAAGAGGCTTCTTGATCTTTAAAGTAAGTCATTAAAGAAGCCATATAGCTTTCATATGGAGTACCTCTAACTGATGACCTTAAGAAAGCCATTTGTCTTGTACGTCTTTTCTCCATAACCTCTTCAGTTTCTTCTTTAGAAAATTCCTTAACAGGTACTGTTTTAGAGTTCCATATCTCTCCATTCTCTTGATAGAAATCAAAGCGAACACTTAGATGTAATGACCCATCCTCTTGGAAGTTATCAATAAACAATTTACTAACAGCTAATTTTCTGTCCTCCTCCATAATGTAAGTGGACATTCTCTTAACGCCCTTATCAAATCTAGCAGGAGGTTTAACAGTATGTATTGTAAAGTCTGTACTCATAACATCTTCACCATTAACTAACTTTCTCCACATAACAGGGTTCTCGGGGAATAGTCCAAATTCATTTATTTCTGACATAATAGTCTCCTATGGGGCTAGATATTCTACAATAATAGTACATCTATAAAATCTAGTAGCTGTTATTGTTCCAATAGGTCTCCAGGCTATATGAAGATCTCCATCGTTATTCATAACATAATCACCTAAGCTAAAAGTATTTATTTTCATATCGTTAGTCACAGGATTATTTGTAAGAGATGTTACAGGTAATACAGTTACTGCTCCGACCTCTCCGTTAGTATCAATACCTGGCTGAGTAAAGTCTGTATCATGAACCCTAGCAAAAAATTCTCCTCCAGTTACTTGAGCGTTGTTTCCAGAACATTTAGCAGTCATACTTTTTAAAGTTGTACCTGCTTTAAATAAAACACCTTGGCCATCCCAATCAATGTTAGGCTCAGCTCCAGTACCTCCAGTTAAATCGAAGTCAGCTTGATTAGGTCCAAAGTTTATATCAGACCATGTTACCCATCTATTATCTGTGAATGCCTCAAACCTACCTTGCTCCATGAAGAAAGCAGAGTGTTTATGTAGTTGAGTTTCAGAACCATCAGTTAGCTCCTCCGCTTCTACTACAGTAATGTCTGTACCTGCATCAGCCGCAACAGCTTGAGTGAATGTAACACTGTGAGGATTGGCGGTATCGGCAATGTGAGTAGATAAGTTAGTAGCATTTGTAGAAATGTCTGTATCATTTGATAGTATCGCTGCTAAGTTAGCCGCAATGTCTGTATCGTTGCTAGAAATATTCGTTGCGTTGGTAGATATACCTCCAGAATTAGTGGATATATTCGTAGTGTTCGTACCAATATTCGTTGCATTTGTAGAAATATCTGTAGAGTTGGTAGAGATATCAGTCGCATTAGTGCTTATCTGATCTAACTGAGTTTGTGTTGCAAACTTATGACTAGTAGTAGCATCATCAATATCATCAGCATCTAAAACAACTGCTCCCGTCTGAGTGTTAACCGATTGAACTGGAGCTCCTGAGCTAGTAATATAGTTAGCATCATTAAGTAATGTAGAAATATTATCTCCAGGCTGAGTAGCTGTATCAGCCAAAGCACCTTGAGCTGCTGTAGCAAAAAATCCTATATCCTCTGCGGCTGCAGTTCCTAATGTAGGTAAGTTTAGTAGATCAGTATAATCTCCAGTAGAGGCTACTGTTGCTAATGATGAGATAGCCGAAGCATTTGCAGAGATACTAGTTACGTTCGTTGCTATATCAGTATCATTACTAGTTATGTTCGTTACGTTCGTTGCTATATCAGTATCATTACTAGCTATGTTGGTTGCGTTTGTGGAGATATTTGTAGTGTTGGTAGCTATATTAGCATCACTATCAATGCCTCTACTGTCTAATTGATCTATCGCTGTAGATACTAAATTTACAGTTCCAGTAAATCCTGTAGGAAATACGCCATCATAAGCTAATTGAGCTGCATTACCTGTTGTAGCTACATCATCTAAAGCTGCAATGTCTGCTTGATTAGTAGAAATCTGAGTAAGTTCTGCTGCTGTAGCAAATTTGTTTATAGTAGTAGCATCATCAATATCATCAGCATCTAAAACCACCGAACCAGTTTGAGTATTAACAGAACTAACTGGGATTGCCGCTGCAGTGATATAAGCAGAGTCATTAACTAACTCACTTATATTATCTCCAGGCTGTAAGGCACTATCCGCAAGTACTCCTTGAGCTGCTGTAGCGAAATCAGTTTCAGCATTGTCTGCGACTGTACCAAGAGTGGGGAGGTTTAATAAATCATTATAGTCCCCACTCGTAGCAACAGTAGCGAGCCCTGCCAGATTCGCCGTGTTAGTGGCAATATTTGTAGCATTATTAGAAATGTCTGTATCATTAGAAGTTATACTAGCTGTATTAACCGCTGTAGCTGAAACTGTATTACTTATATCAGTTACGTTCGTAGCAATCTGAGCAGTGTTCAAAGGAACTTGAGCAGTGTTAGTAGCGATGTTATCTAACTCTGGTTGAGTAGCCCACTTATTTGTTTGACCAGCATCATCGATATCGTCTGAAGTTAAAACAACATCACCAATCTCTGAGTTAACTGTAGTTACTGGAGCAACAACAGCTGCTGCTGCTGCGTCTGCAATGTCTGCTGCAGAAGCTTTAACTAACTTACCTGCAGATAAACTATATGCTAGGAAGTCTGTATTAGTTAGAACTGGGTTCTCTCTATCTAAACTTGGGATATCAATTCTTAAAACTACATCACTATCTAATGTAGGATTGATGGCTAAGATACCATCATTCATATCAGTAACATCTATGTTAACTGTAGACATATCGATGAATGAATTCGGGTTAAAGTTTTGAAGTGCTGTAATATCTACATTAGCTGGGTCAACATTTAAAGTTACATCAGAAGATAAATCTCCTCCTCCGCTTAATCCAGTTCCCGCAAGTACCTGTCTAGTAGGTTGTACAACCGCTGATACCTTAGCATCAGTATCATCTCTTAACTCTACAAGAGCTGCCTGCACATCTGTAGATGTTAAATCTCCATCAGGAGAAAAAGGAACTTGAGTAGCTGTCTGACTATCAGTACCCATAGTTTTAAAGCCAGCAACAAAGTTAGTTCCATCAAACTCTAATACTTGTCCTGCAAGAAATCCTGTCGTATCTACATCTGTTAAATCATCCAATGTAGATGTCTTTAAAGCTAGGATGTCATCGACACTAGTTGTTTTAGGATTATCAGAATCACTACCATCTAAGAATATTAAGGTATCAGTATCCTCTACGATGTCTCCAGGAAAACCTAGGTCTAAATCAAGAGTTCTGTTAGCAGTTAAATCTCCGCCTCCAGATAATCCACTACCTGCAATTATTTGAATTGAGTTATCAGCTTTACCACTAGGGTCTTGTGAGCTAACGATTAAGTCTAATTCAGCTAGAGCCGCTTGAACTGTATTAGTTGTTAAAGCTCCAGTAGGAGTGAATGTAACTTGAGTAGCATTGTAATCTCCATTCTCTGCAACAACATTACCTGCTCTACCAAATACTGTATCTACTTGACCTACTGTTGTAGCTACTGTTGAACTTGCACGGTAAGGCATAACATGAACTGTATTAGCATCTTCTACTAAGAGAACTGGATTGTTAAATACTGGAGCTGGAGTAGTTCTTAAGCCTCCACCTACTTCAACATAGTAATGAAGGGCTGGAGTTAAGCCATGTCCAGCACACTCAAATTTACCAGATTGAGATACTTCAAAAGTATCTACATCAATTACTTTAGTTATTACGTGAGTACCTAGTGTACTAGTAGCGTCTGCACTAGCATCAGTCCAGGCAGTTCCGTTCCAGTATACTGGAGTCAGTGGACATCCAAGAGCCCGACCATGCGCTGCCTGCATAACTTGGAACGAAGTACCTGTACCGCCGGATTGAATCCAGGCAGTTCCATTAAAAAATTCAGGTGTATTTCTATCAGTGTTATAAATCTCTAATCCTGTAGCTGGACTTAAGATAGCATCTCTTTGAAGAGTATCTAGTCTAGGAGGTAAGAAACCTAATGTAGTTGTAAATAAATCAAGCACAGCACTAGCGTCTGGCTTATGTTTAGTATCTCCAATAGTCATCGGCCCTGGTTTAGTTGAATAACCAAATGCCGAGACAGAGATAAGTAGTAATAATATCTTTAACATGGAAGGCTCCCCTTAGTTATTTCTTGACCGACCCAAGCAATATAAGATTGTTTAGGATCATAGACTCCGCCTACATCGTCTGAAGTATATGACACTTGGCCAACACCATTAACATCGGTATTGATCATAAGCATAACTCCATCAACTTCTAAAGACTCTTCTAATACAAAAGTCTCTTCTCTCATCATGTACCAAGTTCCATTTACAAAGTGCATGTTGATTTTAAATGATGAGAATCTAACAGTATTTCCATCAGTAGTACGTCTTATATATAATTGTATATTAGCGAATTCAGCCCCAGTATCATCTACTGATAGTTGAGCTCCTACTCCAGTAGCACCGAAGTTACTACCTAGTAGGTCAATCGCTGTCGTTACGTTGTTGTCTAGTTGTTGACTTCCCGAGAATCTTCCCAAATTCATTCTGAGACTGTTTTCTACTGCGGACAATCTCGTCCCAAGTTCTCCCACTGAGCTGCTTAATGCGCTCATAGAATTTTGTAAGCCCGTCACTACAGCTAGGTTCGGTACTTGGTTTGCTATTGCTTGGGCTGTCTTTAATGGTGTCATCCCTTTCGAGTCGTCCGTTCCTGCCTGCGCCTCCGCAGTGTTCGCAATCTCCGAGAAGATCCCGTCGTTTCCGTTTGCACCCGCTGCACCTGGCAGACCGTTTGTTCCGCTTGGGCCTGTTGGACCTTGAGCTCCTGTCTGCCCTTGAATTCCTTGCTCTCCCTCGTTGAACCTTTCCCATCTATTTAATCCTAAGTCAGTTAAAAAGTTACTATTGTCTGATGTATGATTTAGTAGACATAAGTAGGTAACGCCGCCTTCTTTGACTCCGTTACCTCTTACGTAAGGTGTATTAATAGACCAGTCTGGGAAAGCTGGTCCACTACTTGTTACTGTACTTGTAGGAGCTGCAGCCTCTAATTCTTGTAGTCTTGCTGCCTGCTCTTGAGCAATATGTAGAAGTCTATCAAACTCATCTTCGATAGCTTCAGCTCTTGAACTATATGTTTCATTTTCATTTAAATCTGTTGTTTGAGTTAGAGGAGATGCCCTTCTAATCTCTATGTTAGTAGCGGCAGCAGGGGCTGTTGAAAATATAACTTCAGTAGGATTTAAAGCACTATCAAAATTATAGCTGCCTCCTAAACTTTGTAATACTCCATCTACTAAAACTTCGATAGTAGAGTTATCTTTCAAATTGAAAGTTATTGGAAAGTTTAATGAAGATCCATTACCTACGTAAAGGTCTTCTATATTAGTGGCACTAACTGTCATCCCTGACTCCTTATAAATCTAAACTAAATTCCTTATTTAAATTATCTATACGCTTAGAGTTCTTATCTAATATCGTACTTCTATAGCTTTCACTTGTTCTTTTGAATTTCTCTCTTGCTGCCGTCTTGTAGTTATTATAAGTGGTAGCTACACGAAGTTTCAATAACTGGTAATTTTTATTCAGGATTTTACCATCCCTAGTGACTGACTTTACTCCAGTCTCAGGATGCTCGACTATCTTAGTCAAGGCCTCCTCTAAACTAGGTCTGCCTTTAGGGTGCGTTGTATCTTTATGAATTTCTGAATACTCTTCAGGGCTTAACCTATACGTAGCAGTACTGTTCGGAATATTTATACTAGTTTGAGGTAGCGTCATCTTAAGAGGGTCTAATCCTTCACCTTTAGAAACCTCTTGGTAAGCATCTAAGCCTGACTCAGTCATGAACTTCTCTAAAGTTGTATTGCCTCTATTAAATATTTTAAGTGGAGTCATAGGGATATTCCCATATTCTAATGGGCGACCCAGCATATCAAATCTAGCAGGTAATTGCTCGCTCAGTCCTGGGATATCATCAGCAAACTCATTCTTAATCTGGCTCCACATTTGAGTAAAGCTATTCTCATTTTTATCAAATGAAGTATCTCTCTTTACATCTAATCTTTCTAATATCTTTAACACCTGCAGGTATAACTCTAGCTCCATAGTTAGCTACAAACTGAGCTAATTTCTTTTTAGCTGAGTCACTATTAGATTGGTTAAGAGAGTTAGAAACTTCTAATAAATCCTTAAAAGGTTCAGCCCATGTGGTAGCTCCATGTTCAAACATGGCCATAGATAGAACCATGATTGATTCACCAAAAGGATTGTCTTTACCTAATTTATTATCACTAGCTGCAGTCCAGATATCATTTATATCTCCTGCCACTGCTAAGTACCCCTCAAGATCAGTACCTCTTAAAGATAGTTTCTGCCCTCCACCTATATTCATAGATAAAGGTTCGTTAGAAGTAAGCCACCTAGATTTCTGTCTGAAGTCTTTAGGACCATTACTAGTCATCATCTTATTTTGAAACATTGCTATAGCTGTAGTAGCAAATCCATAACTAACAGCCATTTGAGCTATAGCTTCTGATCTTTTTCTACCTCCAGCTTTTAAACCCTTAGCGATTCTAAAGCTGTTTAATAAAGGAGTTCTTTCTACAAACTTATCCATAGCGTTTAACATTGGCTTAGGGAAAGGAACTACACTTCTAATTACTGGAGTCTTAGATACTGTACCTACAATACTCTTAAGAGTTTCAGGTAAAGCTAACTCGTCTGCATTTCTGTTCATTGCGATATCATCAGCAAAGTCTTTTGCTTGCTTATTATAAAAGCTAGACTCTGATATTTTATCCATAAAGAAATTATCCATAGCATCTACAGTTAAGTCTTTATCTGAGAACTCAGACATAAAGCTATTAAAAGATAACCCTCTTCTAGTATCAAAGTTTCTACCTACAAGTTCTCTTTCTAATTCAGATAATCCCTCTCCCTTCTTTACTTTACTAACTATACTTTGAAGATCTTTAAAATCTACTCTAGCGTTAGTCATAGCTGAATGGACTTCTCTTTGTATTGCGTAGGTTTCCGATATAGGTCTAACTCCAGCATCAATAGTAGCAATAAGTCTTTGCCCCATTGTACTAAAGTTTTCAAAACCTTTTCTAAGTAGAGATGCGTCTGGTACTCCGTTAACTGCTAAGTCCCCTACACTACCTACCTTAGAAGTAGCTGTACCTTTCTTAAAAGTATCAACCATATCTCCATAGGATTTCTTTAATATGTTCATATCAAAAGCATCACTCATAGCTTTAAAAGGAGCCGACCCAGATAATTTAGGATCTATTGCAAAAGTAACAATATCTTCTGCAGCTTTAAACCCGCCTTGAACTATAGAGGATTGAATAATATTCATAGAAGTTTTAATACTAGTTAACATCATTCTCTTAGAGAACGTATCAAAAGCATCTTCAAATCTTCTAGCTTTACTTAAGTGCTTCTTAAATATTTCTGGATTACCTTCAATAGCTTCAGATATCTTTTTAAAGTTCATAGCATTTACATCTTTAACGCCTTCCAGATATCTAGCCGCTGCTTTGTTAGATGTAAATTTAGTTGATGCTAGTTCTTGTGCTGACTGTCTAGCTAGTTGTTTAGCTTTAGGATTAACTTTCATAAGCATAACATTGTATGCATCAATCTCGGCTAACATATCTGAAGGTATGTCTTTACCTGCAGCTTCTAGCTCAGAGCCTTTCTTAGCTATCTTATTTATCTTCTGAAGTATTTCATCTTGTTTGGCATCAATCACTTTTCTATCTGAAAGTATTGCTGATATTCCTACAGGGTCTTCTCTAAGTATTTCATTTACATCTTTACCTGTATGATCAAAAGACTCATGGAATACTTTACGAGTAGCTGTATCAGTCTCTATCTTAGCAGTGATAGTATCCCCTAAACTTTTAAGCTCTGTCTTAGTTAGAGGTCTCTTGGCTGCTATATCCATAAGCTCTTGAACTTCAGGAGGGTAAGCAATATTATCAACAACCTTGTTTATACCTGCTTCAGTTTTAGCTATTCTAGGATTAACTACGTTTTGGTATCTATCAGCTTCTTTTACTTGCTTAAATCTCTGCTCTTTAACCTGGCCTTTAATTGCATCTAAGTCTGCACCTTCTCCAGCCTGAGCAGCCATCTTATTCATTTCTTTAGAATCTTTAATACTATTCTTTAGAACCTTATTAGCTTTAAAGGCTTTAAATAATCCAGTGGCAGACATGACTGCACCTTCTAAAGCTGCACCTGTAAGACCCCCAACTAAACTATTTCTTAATCTGTTTTGAAATCTATTTAAAGCATCTTGATCATTCTTAGGATTGACAGCTAGGAACTCCATAGTAGCTCTGGCTAGTCCTGGGTCTTCTCTAGTTATATTGGCTAAGGTTATACTACCTAGTTCATCGATTTGATCAACATCAACAGTCCCACCTTCCATCATACCTAGAGCCATGTTAGCCATGTTCTCTTCTTGAGGATTTCTAAGGAACTCTTCTGCCCCACCGACTGCAGCACCTTTAGCTAATTTTGCTGCTTTACTTCCAGAGTTAACTGCCTTGGCTCCAGCTTTAATAGACTCTTTAGCTCCTAATTTAAGAGCACCTTTAGCACCTACTTTAGCCATATTCTTTACAAGACCTACACCCGCTAACATTTCTAATGAAGTAAATACTACGTCTGAAATAGAGGTAGAAGTTTTGTAAGCTGTGCTATTAGGATCTGCACCAAACCATCTAGGTTTGAAGTCCAACATCTTTCTTGATCTAGTAGCGAAGTCATCAGTAATGAAATCAGCTCCGATCTTATTATCTACTAAGTCTAAAACATCTACAGCTAAGGTACCTAATTGACCGATACTTCTAACAGGAGCTGCGAGTATAGGAGTTATGACGTCTGCAGCGTCTACACTTTCATCAGTATCCTCATCCTCTTCACCTAATTCTAAGGCATCAATAGGATCTTCATCAGTACTATTCGAAGCTAGGATATCCTCTTCGATCTCTTCACTATTGTTGTCTACAACTGGATCAGGAGTATCTTGTACAATAGCTTCACTTTGATCTTCAGTGACTGCTGTTAAGTCACCTTGGGCCTGTTCTTCATTAATTATATTTGTATCAGTCACCTGCTAATGCTCCTTTTATCTTACTTCTTTCATCCTTTAATAATTCTAAAGTCTCAAAGTAAGAACTAACAGAAGATTGTACTGTCTGTTTTGCTTGGTTTAAAGCCTCATTTGCTCTTCTCTTTTCTTCTCCCTCAAATATCCAGAAGCTCTCTTTTTCATCTAAATATTTAGAGAAGACCTTTTTACTCTCTAAAGCTTTAAGTAATTTATTAGTTATCTTTTGTTCATCATCTCCTGAAGATAACAACTTTTCAACCTTACTTGAAGGTAGTAATCCTTTGAAAGAATCACTAATAGCTGTCTTGTATCCAAGCTGAGCTGATGTTTTGTTTTTCTTAAGTAGATTGAAATAAGCTTTTCTAACAGTTTCAGGGTTCTCAAAATCCCCTTCAGTATTTGCAACCATCTCATTGAAGTGGTCTTTCATCTTAGATTTAGAAGGGTTGAACTGTCCGCTAGATTCTAAGATCTTTTTAATCATAGGCTTAGCTTTAAAGAAGTTCTCACTCATAGCGTCTTTAAGCTCTTTCTTCTGTCTAGTAGCTATTTCTAATTGAGTCTTCTTTAACTCAGAAGTCATAAGAGATACTAGCTGAGGATGAAGATCTTTATTATTAAGAACTAGAGACATCTCAGACATTTGCTCCTGAAGCTCATCTACTGTAGATGTAGAATCTGCTCTTAGCACAGAAGCTCTGGCTTTGAATTTAGCCATGTTCTGTTCTACAGTTCCTTTTCTATATCTATTAGATTTAGCAATATCTGCTACAGCGGCAAAGTCTTTATTTAATTTAGCATACCCTTCGCCTAATTCATTGATATCTATTTGGCCATCTAAGAACTGGTTGGATAGTTCGTTTTGTTTTAGAGCATATTGTCTACCTTGGGCAGCTCTCTGATTTCTAATTAGAGCCTCTTGAAGATTGCTTTGCTTTACAGCTTTTTGTAAGGAGTTAATACTAGAACTCTTAGCAGCATCTAAGGCTCTTTGAGCTATTGCTGGACTAGAGAATAGTCCTTTCTTAGTAGCTACATCTATAGCCTGCTGAGCATTACCGTTCTCAGCTAATGCTTTAGTCCTACGAAGAAATACTAGATCACTTGCACTTCTTATTAAATCTTTAGCTTCACCTAGAGACCTTGTACCTGAGTCAACTTCAGACATAATATCTTTTGTAAAAGAGTTCACTTCAGCATTTACTTCAGCATCCCCTAAACCATCTAATTCTAATTGATCAGTACTTTGTACTAAAGTAGATACTGATGTCTGATCAGCTTCTTTTTGGATACGTCTACTATCAGCTACCTCTTCACCTTGGAACTTTAAGAAACTCTTATTTTGATGAAACAATAAATCTTTAGACAACTTATCTCTTACTTTAGGAGATTGGTATTTGCCCAACATCTTTTCACTAACGCCTTGGAACTTCTTTAAAGCCCATCCAGAATAGCCTTCCATTGTTCCAGTAGGGCTTATCTGTAAATATTCTTTTCTATTTTCAGGAGAAGATACTTGCTGAAGAAAGTCTGCAGTATCTAATTTAGACTGGTTACTTTCGTTACGATCTCTTCTTAGTTTAACAATATTTTCTGCAGCTTTAAATCCTTCAGCCGCTGCACCAAATCCAGCTTCAATTGCTCTAGCCTGGGCTTCTCCAGCACCTTGAACATTAGCTACACTTACGTTGCCTGATGCTTGGGTATTACTATTTAATTGAGGTATCTTAGCCACTATTTTGCTCCTCCGCCTGCAGGTGTACTATCTTCAGCAAAATCACTAACAGATCTAAATAATCCTCCAACAGCTTGGAATACTCCTGCTCTTTGTGCAGCAGCTCCAGCCTGCTCAGTAGCTCTAGCACCTTGTCTAATTTGATTAGCAGAGAACTGAGCTTCTCTTTGAGACAATAGGTTTTGTCTTAAGACTTGAGACTCTGTACTTTCTAAAGTCTCCAACACTGAGTTAGAGCTAATATCTACTCCACTTTTTGTGAAGGCTGCAATTTGTTGTGCTTTTGTTTGTTCACCTTTTTGAGTGAATAAAAATCTATTTGTTCTATCTCTATTGAGAGTTTCAATAGCTTGTAATCTATTTAATCTAGCTTGTCTTTTAGCAGCTTCAGCTCTAGCTTTACCTGCTTTAAGAGATCCGATACCTTGAATAATAGCTCCGCCTACTGCGACCGCTGCTAATAATGGGGCTGGCATTATTTAATCCTCACATATCTTAAGTAATCTTCACGCTCTTCACTCCATTTTTCCATAACCGATTCAAATTTAAAACCTAATTTCTGAGCCCATTTAGCATCAGACTTACTTACGGCTATCTCTAATCTATGAAGATTGTATTTAGATACTGCGTAATCGCAGAACTTCTTTGCATATTTAAAGAATATAAACTTATTGTTTTCTACTAATTCACTTCTATATAGCCACCCTTCAGCTACTCCATTTCTTTTATGGTCTAGTCCATAAAGTCCTACAGGGTCTTCTCCGTTAAACACCGTAATAGCTTGGATGTCTTTAGGGATATTAAATATATCAAAGTGCTCCATATGGCTCATTTCAAAAGGAAGTACTCTAACGGTCATACGTTGCTCCCCTTGCTATAATGCCTAACACATGTAGAGGATAAGGGCCTAGAGATTGAACTCTAACTTTAGCGCCATCTTCAGAAGGTCCAAAAGGAAAGTCTACCCCTTTGATCCCATCAAAGATATCTTCAGGCAATCCTTTAACAGGATCTACTTTTCCTTTAGGATGTCCTATACCGATTGAGAAAGACTTATATAATACAGCTTGAGACCTATCTATTCTTTGAGTTAGTCCTAAACTAGATCCAAACTCTCCGCCTGCATTCATGTCTACAGTATCTAAATAAGCATCATAATATACACCTACTACAAAAGATCCTGACAGACTCGAACCTAGAGGAACAATACCTCCTGCAGGTACAGTAGTCTCTAATATTTGAAACCCATTGTGGACAACTCTAATAGTTTCACCTACTAGATGAGGCACACTAATTTCAGTTATTGGAGTATTAGATACTTTAACAACACAAGAATCTAAGAATATGGAGATATCTTCATCATCTGTGATGTTGTTTAAAACATCTACTTCTGAAACATTTTCTGGGTTAAGACTTAAAGCTTCTAAATCAGGGCCTATTTTTTCTAAGTACACTTTTCTTTGGCCATCAATAGTTCTTTCTAAAGTAACCCATATCTCATCAATACCTCCGCTGCTAGAAGGGATGCTTGTAGCTGAATGTACTAATACATTACTAGAGGCTCCAAATAAATATCTATGCCAAGCCGCTACACCTTGAGAAGGGTCATAAACTAATCCAGTGAGCTCATCTCGTGTAGTAACAAACAAAGCAAGATTACGAGTGGTATTGTAACTAATCTCATTAAATTGACGATCATCTATAACCTTCTGGTTTTGATTTAATTCTACAACATGGTCGGCGTGGAGAGTCATATCCTGAGATACAAAAGATCCATTACCTTCATTAAACTTAAAGTTATAAACTGATCTACCATCTCTCAATATATAAAGAAGTTCGTTATCTATTCTAGTAGGCATTGTAGGACTACCACCTCTACTGGTCTGTCTCTTAAAAAATACAGAAGATGTAGATAAGATACTGTCCCCACCACCGACAGTATATTCAGCCCCAATAGTTCCAAGACCTAGAGACTGTCCACTAGATAACCAAGATATAATGTTAACCTCTTGAGAGGAGGGATTAAATTGAATAGGGTCTGTAACTAGCTTAACTGTAGCGTCTGCTAAGATTACTTTATCCTTATCTGGAATATTAGACGGTATAAAATAGTTTAGATTAGACTCATCAGAACCACCTCTATCTTGGGTAAGTCTAGTTTCAAGCATTGTAAAAATGTTACCTGTCCTAGATCCAAATAGAGTATCTGGTTGTTTAAGAGTTCCCCCAAACATAAGTCTTTGTTCGAAAAAACAAACAGTCCTAGGAAACCCATTACTATCAGACCATGCTGACTCAGCCCAGTTATCTGTCGGAATAAAAGTGGCTGGAGCTGTTGTAGCTACGTTATCAGTAAAAGTTGGTACAGGATTATGATCGGCTGTATGCCACCTAGATGTAATGGCCAAAGCAGTGAATGGACTAGAGTTAGTAGATCCAGAACCAGGGCTCTCCCCATCTCCAACATCAACGATAACAAAATCTGTGGTCTTTATTTCCGCCCCATCTAAAACCTCTATCTTATAAGTAGATCCTAGTTTATCTTCAGTGAAGATAGGTTTGTTTGAGGTAAGTCTGAATATATCGTAAAGGTTAGTATCCCCTTGATCTGCACCAAAAGGAACCCCGCCACCACCAAAAGGAATATCGAAATCTAATCTATGGGTGTCTAATAAATTGTGGTGTCAGTTATATTAGGAGGTAGGAAAGGAAGTCTTAACAGTCCTGTATAAAAGAACTTAGTAGCCTCGATACCAAAGAAAGATTTTAAATTAAACTTATGATACCACTCAGCTACGAAGGTATCTTCTGAAGTTCTAGCTATAATAAGAGGAGGTATTCTCCCAGAGTTATGTACAATAACAATAATATCTGCAGACTGAGCGTAATGAAATCCTCTATGGTCTAATTCATTTATATTTAATTGAGATTTAAAGAAGGGGTCATAATAGTATACAGACTCAGATATGATAACTGAATCAGTTACTGGGTCTAATTTATTAAAAGGGTTTCCTAAATCTCCAGTTATAGTGGCTTCAGTCCCATCATTTCTAACTATCTTAATCCAGTCTGATGCTAGTATTGATTGAAAATTTCCTGGATTAGATAAGTCCCCTAAAGAGTTTGTTCTTGATGCGACTTCAGATTCAACAGGATCTGCAGAGCTAGGCCATAGATTTATGACGTAAGCTTCTGATTTAGAAAATATAAAAGGTATGTTCTTAGATTTACCTGCTCCTGAAAAGGTAGCTGTTAAATCATTTATAAACTGTGATCCAGGTCTTTTACCTGCGCCACCTTGTTTAAAGGGGATCATATTTAAAATAGTTTCACAAGCATTACGATACTCTTCAGTATCTGTCCTCGCTATCATACGATTAGAGAACTCTCCTGCTTTGAAAGTATTTTGGAGATGGTTAAATTTACTCATCCGAGAACACGTCCACTACATCAGCATTAATAAACCTAGAGTCTATAAAGCTGTCATCAATAACGTTATCTATGAAATCCTCTTGAGCATCTGTACTAGCTGCATCCAGAGCAAACATTTTAGCTTTCTCCATAATGGTAGCCATTAGAGACACACTTTGAACTAATGGGTAAGCGAAGTCTGCAGCTAGTTTCCAAGCCAGAGCTTCTCTAAATTTGGGAGTATATTTAGAAGTATCTACTTCTTTTGAAACATATAATAGTCCTGCATTATCTAGTTTAGTCAGTAAGAAACCGCTTTCAACTTTATAAGCAAAACCTTTTTTATCTAATCTAATTGGTCTAAGGCAATCCCCTGGTAATGCGTACTTACAGTCAAAACCAAAAGCAGGGGTATCAGTACTCTTAGCTAACATAACTCTCTTAATTGCAAAGTTCCAATAGTGATCGTAAAGCAATGAATCTCTTATCTTATCATATTGTTCATTACATATACGGGCAGCTTTACTATCTTCTGTAAAAGATGCGATACGCTCAACACCTAATTTTATTAAAGCTGAATTACAAATATCTACTGGGCTCATTAAAACTCCTAATACGCCAAGCCCAAGAATACATCCATGTACCTTGGGCCCAGCGAGAGAAAGGCAACCAACTCCCTAGGGAGTGATTCGATTTACTCTACACTTAAATAAATGAAAATCTTAATCATACCTGCAGCGTTAGCAGTAGCTTCTGTAACTGTAATAAGAGGCAATGTCTCTTTATTAAGTCCTTCAGCAACTTCAGCACCGATAAGATTTGAATCTTTATCAGCTCGCTTAAGTACAGATTGACCACCGGCATCAGCAATACCAACTAAACCATTTACGTTTTTAGTGATAACGCCTTCGATGTTCTCTTGGATACCAAGATCAAAGATCCCAGTAGCACCCATATCATCAGACTTTACAACAGCGTCAACGATCTTTGCCCCTTGTGGAAGCTCAGGTCCAAGAATTTCATCACCTACAGAAAGTGCTGCAGATAATTCAAACTCTTCGCAGATTACACGGATTTTTCCGTAGTACTCTTTAGCGTTGATTTTGATGTTAGAGTCATCAGATTTAATTTTATTCTTACCTTCAAATACGGCCATGATGTCCTCCTAATTAATTTTGTTTACAAAGTACTTCAACAACTTTGATTTCTTCCATTCTTACCGCACCAACACTATGACAAACATAGATCTGAGTAGAGTAACGCTTGTCATCTCTTTCAGATACTCGTGCCATAAGGTCTTTACCAATTGAAGAAATCATACCATCTTCAATCCAAGCGAAACATCTACGATATTGCTCACCTGCAACACCTGCAGATTGACCAGCACCAGCTGCTCCACCAGTTTCAGATAATAACTGTCCACCAGCATTTTCCCAAAGAAGTTGAGTAGGGTCTACGATAAATGGTAGACGTTCAGATCTAACAAAGTTAAATCCCATAAAAGTATTGATTTGACCACTAACTAAAGCACGAACAGAAGCGAAATCCTGAGAAGTAGCTTTTGTATCATTTAGTAGTGCTTGCTTCTGGCTTGAACTCCAAGCGAAGTGTCTCATCATTCCATCTTCAACATCAGCCGAATCAAATTTCTCTTGAGTTTTAGTAAGTAGGAATACGCTAAAGTTTTTAGCTGCACCACTTGACTCATCAATAGAAACTAATTTTTGGCTAACTGGAAGTGCAACAGGAATGTTACCTTCATCACCTGTAAGCGCTGTACCAAGAGCCGCTGCAATAAATACATCGTCTTTCTTTCTGTTAAGGGCTGAGATAGCTGCTTTAACATAAGCGTTAGTAGGTTCAATTAAAGTTCTGATCATATCAAGCTTATCAACAAGATCAGCAAACTCAGCATCAGATAACGTAACTGCACGTCTACTGTGAGGAGTATTCATTAGAGGAGTATCACCATGACGGTTACGCACCTCTTGTGCTTCAACAACACCGATTCTTTCATAAAAATCAGTTTTAGAATTTTGTGCTTCTGTACGAGATTTACCGAATAATCTAGCATCTGTTTGCTGAGTAAGCATATAGATATTATTCCTGAAACCATCGACAAAGGCGGTAGTAATTTCAAAAGACATAAGGCCTCCAAGAAAAAGTTAATAATAAGTAAATACTGTTCATCAGTTTGGTTATCCCAATCCATTGGGGCCATACCTAATATTCCCTTTACGAGGCCAAATAGGTTGTCTCAGAATATATAATTTAATTGTGAGGGATATACGTAGCTGTTGTCAAATAAAAAAAGGAGTAGTTTTCATGGTCAGCTCAAGGCCTCCAATACTAACTACTCCCCCAACACACGATCAAACTAATCCAGGAGGACTAGAACATTTTAATTTTTCTATTTCCCATCTCATTAACTAACTTACCAAGTCTTTGTCTATGGTAATTAAATTGAGGGTGTCTTTCACCTTGCTGCACAATGCCATAAGATTCTTGGTATTGTTGTTTAAGAGAATCTTCATCCTGAAATCCAGGACCTTTTAAATGGGACAATGAGTCATCATCAAGCATCGTTTTACCAAGCTCATAAGCAAACTTAGTAAAATCTGGATCAGCAAAGAACCCCTTCTCATTTAAAGTTTTAATAGTTCCTTCACTAGCTAAAGACTTAATAGCCTCGTTAGCGATATTGCTATTACTCTTAAAAGAATCTCCCCACTCAGTTTTTAAAGCATTTACTGCATCATTATAT